AAGTGGCCAAACAGGTCAAGCAGTACACGGAGTTAAGTTTCCTAATACAGCTTTTGAAAATTTACAAATGTTTGATAAATTTAGACAACTTGCTGATGAAGCAACAGGTATACCATCATACTCACATGGAGCAACAGGTGTACAGTCTACAACTAGAACAGCATCTGGTATGTCAATGTTAATGGGTGCTGCTGCTTTAAATATTAAAACAGTAATTAAAAATATAGATGACTATTTATTAAAACCCTTAGGACAAACATTATTTTATTGGAACATGCAATTTAATGATGATGCTCCACATATACTAGGTGATCTAGAGATTAAAGCTCAAGGCACTTCTTCTTTGATGCAGAAAGAAGTAAGATCTCAAAGACTAATGACATTTATGCAAACAGCAGCTAATCCTGCACTTGCACCATTTGTTAGATGGCATACATGTTTAACTGAAATTGCTAAGTCTTTAGATATTGATCCAGATCAATTAATTAATGATCCAGAAAAAGCTGCGATCTATGCACAAATAATGGGAATGGTAAATGGAAATACTCAAAATAATCAGGCCCCTGCTGGAGGACAAACCCAAATGGGACAGGCTGGCCCAATGCCTACAGGAGCTTCGCCAACAGATCCAACAGGAGCTGGAGGTGGCAACATCGGAACAGGCAATGTACCGATGCCAGGGGAAGCTGGCTTTAGTGCGTCAAATCCTCAATCTCCAAGAGGCCAACAAACAGAGCAAGATAGATAATGGCAACAACTAAATTTGATCCATATAGAACAACAGGTGGTACTTTAGAATTAGTACGAGACCCTAATACAGGTGAATATTCAACTAGAACTGTTGGATTTAATAAGTTACCAGTTATTAACTTACCAGAACTTGGAACCACTGCAGCTACAACTACAGCTACAGAAACTAAGTCAGCTACAGATTTAACTGGTGGTGGAGTAGATGATCAAACTGCAGAGGCATTTAAACTGCCAGAGCCACAAAATGATAGAAGTTTAGATTTAGATTTAACAAGACAAGGTAGAGATATAAGTGAATCATTATCTGATATTGATAGACCTAATATGAGAGATATAGCTGGAGAAGTTACATCTGATAGACCTAATATGAGAGATATAGCTGGAGAAGTTAAAGGATTTGATAGACCTAATATGAGAGATATAGCTGGACTAGGCATTCAAAAAGCAACTGGAGATATAGCTACTCAAGGTCAAAGTAGATTTAGTGGTGATGCAGATACTACGGGTGTTACAGTTAAAGATACTTCAGTTATAGACAGATCACCAACATTTTTAAAAAATTTATTTGGTGAACCAAGAGGTGTAGAAGTTGCTAGAGGTAAACAACTAACAGGTTCTTCATCTTTTGATGCACAAACTAGAGCTGATATGACAACTGATGAAGTAGCGAGAGGCACAGGTGCAACTATGCAAACTCAAGAAAGATCAGATTTACCTTCACCACAAAATAGAGATTTAGGTATATCAGCTAGGCCAGAAACACTAGGAGATACAGGTGGTAGTGTAAATCAAATGTCTGGTACTAAACTTGATACCGCTAGATTTGCAGGAAGCACAGCTGGAACATTAGCAGATCCTGCCGAAAAAGAAGATGTAAAGCCTGCTGCTAGAAAAACTTTTTCAGAGTCAGTTAGCACTGCACTTAGAGGTTTTAAATCACCTGTAGTATCATTAGTAGAATCTCTTACACCTGACAAAGATCAAAAACTTTTAAACACAGCAAATACAGCTGCATTAAAATCTGCAGGTTATAATTTGAGCACTACAGGAAAAATAATAGGTAGAGGTGGTAAAGCCGTAGATGCTGCCACTAGTGTATTTGGAGGAATGAATTCAAGATCTGCACTTGGAGATATATCCAGAGGAGCACAGAGTAGAATTAACACTAGAAAATCTGCAAAAACACAAGCAAGAATAGCAAAACTTTCAAAAGAAAGACAAAAAGCATTTAATGATAAAACAAGACAATTTGAAAAGGAATTACAAGAACATAATAGTAAAAAAAATACTCAAATAGAAAAAACTAGAAAACAAAAAGCAGTAAATCCTAATTTACGAGCTGGTGCTAGTGATGGTCCAGGTGGTTGTTTTATAAAAGGTACTTTAGTAACAATGGCAAATGGATCTAAAAAACCAATTGAAAAAGTAAATTTAGGTGATTATGTTGCAGAAGGTGGTAAAGTATTTGCTACAGGTAAATTTTTAATTAATGATTTATACAATTACAAAGGTATTAAAGTATCTGGAAGTCATATGGTTAAAGAAGATAATATATGGACTAGAGTTGAAGATAGTAAATATGGAAAATTAATAAGCACTGATGAGCATGTTGTGTATATATTTGGATCACAAAATAGAAGAATTTTAATAGACAATATATTATTTACAGATTACTTTGAAGTAACTGATCAAGAAAAACTAATATCAGAAAAAGATAAATTTTTTGATAATTGGAAAATACATGAGGCAAATGAAGATATTAATAATATTAATATTTTAAATGCTAACTAGAGACTGGGATTTAAATAAAGACTACGCTATAATAAGTGAATGGTGTAAGCAAAGAAATTGGGATTTACCTATTCCAAAAGAAATGTTACCATCAGTAGGCACTATGGTAGAAACTATAAAACCTATATGTGCTGGAGGATTATTTATAGATAAAAATTCTAGTTTTGGTTTTATGTATGGATTATTTTCTTGTCCTAATTATAGTAAAATAAAACTTTTTAAAGCTATGAAAATGTGTATTAATAATATAAAAAAACAAGCATTAGACAATAATATAAAATTAATATACACAATTACAGGAGAAAGTTCTTTAGATAAGTTATATACTAAACACATGGATATGACTTGTTGTGAAAATAATATAAAATCATATGTTATTAATTTAGATAAAAACAAATACAAAAATTTAGATTGGATATCTTAAATTTTAAACAGGAAAAATAATGGCAATAAAAGATATGAAAGGTACTGTTGTAAAAGATAAAGCTACTATGACAGGTATGATGAATCAATCAACTAAAAAAATAGAACCAGCTAATTTATCTGGTATGAAAAAACTATTTGATAAACCTGCTAAAGAAGCTTCTGCTCCTATGGAGCAACCACAAGATATGGGCCTTTTACAAAAAGTAGAAAATTTAACAGATGAAGAAAAAACTATTTTAGCTACAGTTTTATCTCCATCTGTTAGCAATGCTCTTAGAAAGATATCACCTGAGTTAGCACCTTTATTAGATGCAGCAGGAAAATCTGAAGAGAATGTTGTTATACCAGTGTCTATGTTTAAAAATTACGCAGCAAAGACATATGGTGGTGATGAGACACAAGCAGTGCAAAGTTTAATTACTGACATGTCTGGAACCAAGATGGAAACACAACCTGTGCCACCTGATACACAAATGGCAGAACAGCCAGATGATATGATGCCAGAAGAAATAAATCAAATTGATTCTGGTGAACTTATATAGTATCAGCCCACAAATTATGGAATAGAGCTACCCTTACCCATAAGGCACTCAACCAATAGGTAAAAATAATGGACGAAGAAAAAAAAGTTTCTGAAGAAACTAAAGTTAGTATACCCAATGCTAATCCTTACAGCAAAGCTAAAGATGCTGATGACGCTGAAACAGAGGCATTTGCAAAAGGTGAATTAGCTAAGTTTCATAGGGAACAAAGAGAAGCAAACGCAGCAACCGAACAGAAGGACACCGATGCATCTGAAGAGACTGCAGACGAATCAGAACAAAAGGCTACTCCTATCGCTGAACGCCCTGCTAAAGCTGAAGATCGTGTTTTTAAGAAACGTTATGACGATTTAAAAAAACACTATGATTCTACAATTCAAAAACACAAGGATGAACTTCAATCTTTGCGTGCACAATTAGAATCAAATGCTAAACAATTTGTGCCACCTAAATCTAAAGAAGAGTTAGAGGCATGGAGACAAGAGTACCCAGATGTTTATGATATGGTTGAAACCATTGCAATGAACAAAGCTACTACTCAAACTGCAGAACTTGAAAGTAAATATAAAAATTTACAAATCCAACAAGAGCAAATTGCAAAAGAAAAAGCTGAAGTAGAACTTTTAAAACTTCACCCAGACTTTAATGATATTCGTACTAAAGACGACTTTCATGAATGGGCTGAACAACAAGATCCTACTATTCAAAGTTGGCTGTATGAAAATACATCTAACTCAAAGTTAGCTGCAAGAGCTATTGATCTATATAAAATGGATCGTGGTTTAAGTAAACTAACTAAAAAAGAAGAAAAGGATGTTAAAAAAGAAGCTGCTAAAGCAATTTCTAAAACTAAAAAAGCTACTGATTCTGATATACCAAAGAAAAAAGTTTGGACAACTAGTGAGATTGCTAAATTAAAACCTCATGAGTTTGAAAAATTTGAAAAGGAGATTGACCTTGCTCGTTTAGAAGGTAGGATTAATTATAATTAACAATCTAACTAAACAATAGGAGGAACAACCATGGCTTTTGGAAGTTCTAGTGGATATAACAATTTACCTTCAGGTAATTTTACACCACAAATCTTTAGTCAGAAGGTTCAAAAATTCTTCAGAAGAGCATCAGTGGTAGAGGATATTACTAACACTGATTACGCTGGAGAAATTGAAAATTTTGGCGATACTG